AGTGACTTGGTCTTCCGCATCACCTGGTGTAACAGTTATATTTACTTTGGCCAAGGCGCCGTGTGCGCTTTCTGGAAAATAGTTGATAAGTTTAGCGTGAGAAATGGTTGACTGACGAATCTGAGATGTGTCAAGAAACATCTCGTTTGATATCATATTCAAATAATAGCCCATATAATGAGTATTGTAAGCAAGAATGTCCAGAAGAACAGACATACCAGAGCCATCAAAATCATAGTCAGTAAACTCTGCTTGACTTCTTAGATATTGCTTGAGATTTACCTTGATAGTATCAAAATCAAGTTCTGCTACTCTAAGTGCTGTATTGGCCATATTACCTAATTCTTTCTAGAAAAACTGCTGTCGTTATGGGTAGTGATGTATTGAGTATGATATACTGTAAAATGACTGAATAACCATTATTATCATAGTTTACTTCAACAACAACATTATTTAATTGAACTCTTGGTTCATAATTTGATATAACCTCTACAATAGCATCTTTTATAAAATTTGCAGTCAAATTTGACATGTTTTCAAATAGAAGTTTCTGTACATTTGACCCAATGTAATGTCTAAACGGTCTATCATAGAAATTAGTAAGAATAAGATTTCTTACTGACCTTTTGATAGCCTCATCACCAGACTTTTTCACTACATCCTTTGTTGTCGGATGAGCAATAAAGTCTAGGTCTAAGTCTTTATACTTTGGTTGTCTTGCTGTTATATCTACCATTTTAGTATTTATATGTTATTTTTAGATTCTGGCTCCACCAGAAGAATCTACTGAAGCAAATTCTGGATTCCTTTTTTTCTTTATGGTATCTTTAACTTCACTTAGAGAAGCATCTTGATTGATAAGAACATCAGATGCACCATCAATACCAACGATACCACCCTTCGCTCTCACGGACACAGTTGCCCCCTGTATAGCAGCCCAACCAGAACTTGTTCTCATACCAACACCAACTTCACCAGACACCGTTGCAACGTCTGTCTGTGATATAAGACCAACAGCACCCTTAGAGATAATTGAAGCACTACCACCTTCTGCGGTTATGGAAACATTCTTAGATGCAGACATATTTACTGCTTGTGCTTTTGCTGTGAACTGCTCTGCGGCCACCTGATTGATGTTTTTTGCTATTATATCATAGTTGCCTGTGACTGCTGTTTTCATATCACCCTCAACAGTCATATTCATATTTTGAGTAACTTTCAGACTCGCATCACCTTTCACTGTGATATCGTGTCTACCTGTGATAATAACTTCATTCTCACCATATGTTACAGTTTGCTGCCCATTACGAGCCAAAATTTGAACTGCACCATCAGGCAAAAACATCAACTTTGAACCACCACGATGCTGAATGATAATGCTTTCATTATCTTTGCTATCATCATATAGAATAACATGCCCAGACCTAGTTTTAATCTGCTCATAGTCTGGATATGTCATTGCACCTTTGTTTTCTCTAACGTCTTTCCATTCTGTTAGAGAATCTGGTGTATCTTTCTTATTTTTATTATTTGTAGATTCACGCATAATTTATTTTCCCCAAGGATCTCCAATTTTAGCAAACTTGTTCACTACACTAGCAACATCAACCGTACTTAGCACGTTTTTCATTACACCAGCCAGTTTAGGGTCAACTCTACCTAGCATCTCACCGATATTGGCCGCACCTTTCGGGTCTAAAAAGTTACCTGACCCACCTGGAAATCCACCACCACCGCCTCCAAGAAATGATGAGAATGCTGCCTGTGCTTGCTGAACGACATCATTAGCACTGTTTGTCACATTACCAAGAGCATCAATAGTTTGAGGAACTCCTCCGAATATACCAGCAAACTCTTGAGTTACTGAGCCTAGTTTGTCAAGCCCAAATAACTCTGTATCTGACTGTAGCCTTCTGAAGACTCCCAGCAAGTCTCTCATATTGTTAATCTTTGCGCTATCACTAAACAACTCAATAGCATTCTGAAGAAATGTTTCTTCATCAACTTTTCCAAGTGTAGCAAAAGCAGAACCAGAAAGACTTTCAGCATTCTGTATCAGATTAGTCATGTTCTGTAGACCAGTTGATAGTTCTTTTGGTAGGCCATTGAAGATTTGGTCTTTGATTTGTGAAGGTATTTTATTGAAAATGTCACCTATATTTACAGTTGATCCAGGTAACTTAGATATCATGCTAGGTGACAAAATATTACTGAACTGTTGAACAGCAGTTTCAATATTAGAAATGCCTTTAGGAAATACACCATTCATAGGAGGCATACCACCTTGAGCGACGATACCATCAACTAGCTTTTGATACCATTCACCCTTTTCTTTGATTTCCCATATTTCTGCACCACGAACTACCTTTTTCACAATATCTGGTGGCTGATTAAAATTTTGTTTTCTTTCCCTCACTTTTCTCATCTCATCACTCAATGGATTATCATTTCCTGGTGTGCCACCAGAAGAGTTAGAGATTGTTGATGACTCTTCAGTACCGAGCATAACAAGTTTACCCAGAGTCGGGTCTTTGTAGAAATAGCAGACAGTGCCATCTTCAGGTGGCCTTGGGAAAGTTGTGACACCTAGCTGATTACCAGAGTGCATTGGTGGTTCATAATGTAGATGTTCATCTTTCACATTATTTCCTTGAGCAGGGAATATTGAACGAACTTTATAACCACCTCTTTGTGCTGGGTCATTTCTTCTCTCAACAACAAAACCAACTAGAATATTACTAGATGTTCCAGGATATTCAATTGACATTATAGTTCACCTCTAGATACTGATTCAGATACACAATCCATAGTTATTGTAGAATAGCCACCTGTCCTAATATTGTGAACAAGACTTGCTATTAGATATTTACCTGATCCATAGTTTTCTTCACCTGATGGATGCGGTATTTTAATTTCAATAGTTTGACCAACATGTAAGTTTGTCATCCAAGGCACTGTAATTCTTAGTGCGACATCGTTCTCACTCAATAGATTCATTCTTGCTTGTCTCTTTAGCAAGTGCTTCTCAACATCTGTTGGGCAACCCTCAAGTGATGGATTGTTAGCATTTGAGAATGCTTCACTCAAATCTTGTGCACCTACACCACATGGTCCACCTTTGTTTCCCAGTAGTGAAATAACTTTATCTGCCGGTCTAAAGATAAGAACAGACTTTCCTCCACCTCCAACGCCATTCAGAATATCTGATAGCAAGTCAAAATCTGCTGGGAAAGAGTGTTCCATGATTGTGAATGTCTTCTTACCACCAAAAACACCCATACTAGAGTATTTACCATCATATCCAATTTCAGCTACAGCAAAAATATATGAAGGTTCTTGTTGAGCCATTCTTTTCAGTGACCTAAAATGATGTAGACCTCTTGGATCTCCGCTTCCCGCTCTCATTCCTTCATATGTCATGAAGTGTACAAAAGATGGGTCATCGCCTGGTGCAAGAGCAACGTCTTCTTGCTGAGTGACCACTTGAAAAGGGTGAATGTTATCGGCAAAATAATCTCTTGCTGGATATGAACCTTCCATTATACCAAGTTTTGCTTTAGCACATCTACGCAAAACTTCTGATGTAATCTGTGTTGGTGTTGAACATTTCCAACTCCAACTGACAAGATTTTCAGCGTCTGTCAATAGAGTTTGGTCACAAAGTTGAAGAATGTATTCTTCATTATTGATATCAAGCATCCTTCTTTTTTCAAGCCTATAGATTCTTTGTGTTATGTTCATCTCTGTAGGATGATTAATCAAACTCAAAATAGGCCTTCGTATCTTTATATCTGCAACAATATCTTTGAGTTTATCTAAATTCTTCACATTATCAGTTTTTTTGAAACTATGAAACTTGACTGATGTTTGCAGACCTGGTGTCAATAGACTTTCAACCATTGTTATTTCAACAGGAGTTGTATCCGCGAATAACTCACGCTGTAAACCTTCATTGTATATTGTAAATTCAAAATCTACTAGCGTATCAGCGATAGAAGAAGGTGTTGGTTGATTTGACATTATTATCTAACTGTTCTAATAATTTCAGGCGTAAATTTCATTAGATTTTTAAATTCACTAAGTATTTGCTCATAATATTCATTTTTAACTATTTTAATCAATCTTTTTGATTCATTTAGTTCATCTTCATAATCATAATAAGATACTGCTTGTCTATATATTGTCTCTGTAATAGTATCACCAGCAACTTCATATGTGTTTACAGATTGTGTTACAGACAAGTCATCAAAGAAATAATCTTCAGCACCAGTGTTTAGTGCTGTATCATTTACTGTGGCAATGTTTGCTGTTACGTTAGCTGGTGTGATAAAGACTTCTTCGCCTGTTTCAAATACCAGATTATTATTAGCTAATACTGTATAAGTGTTTGAACCTGCATCATAAACAATGTATCCATTAGCACTAGAGTTCTGCCCGACAATAACATTTGCTGTTGACAGTGTTCCATTAGCATCTTCTAGAGACAGAACATAATATGCATTCTTGTCAACTTTGATACGCTTAGTTGTAGTCGTATTGGTTGTTGAGTTGAGTCTTTCAATGACTTTCTCGTAATGATGAACACCAGTCTTTGCTGCTTCTATAGAACCATATTTGTCCTTGATATGCTTTGAAAAAGTTTTGCTGTCCATAGGCCAGTCATACTGGGGGTCAAGAATATTGTTTGCATATAAAATTAGCCAGTGTGCTTCAGGATCACCATACATTTTATCGGCTAATATTTCAGGTCTATCACTTTCTTTGATAATATAAAGTGTATATGCACTAGAATTATTCAATATATCTCTAATAAAACCAACTCTTGATAGTATATTGGTAACTACCTTATAATTACTCAAATCATTTTTGTTTACATCATAAAGTATTTTTGGAAAATATTCAAAATATCTTGACATAGATTAGAATCCTTGTAGAATGCGTAGCTTGTGAGGAATTTCAATTTCTCTAAAGCCCATGCTTAGTCTAACACCAACTGGATGACCGTCACGAAATGTTGAATATATTCCACCAAAAGGTGCATAGTCTACATCTATTCTTTCCATAACGCAAGTATTGATTCTTGGTATTTTTGTATTCTCTCCACCATCTTTGAAGAATGTAATATCAAATTCTGCTGGAGGTATAAAAGTCAAGCCATTAACACCAAACTGACTATCCAACTCTGGTGAAGAATGATATCTCAGTGTTCTAACTAT